TTGATGTTACGGACGAGGGAATAACGGATTTAGTCAGCGCAGAAGCACAAGCCTTTGCAGACGCGAGAGCAGCGGAACTTGTCGGCATGAAGTGGGATGAGACCTCACAAGCCTATATCGATAATCCAAGTGCTGAATGGGCCATTACAGATAGCACGAGAGATATGCTCAATGACACGATAGCGCAAGGAGTGAAAGACCAGCTTTCGACAGACGCTTTAGCCGAGCAGATACAGAATAGTTATGCCTTTAGCGAAGCTAGAGCGCAGACCATAGCCCGAACAGAAATCGCTTATGCGCACACGCAGGGGACTTTGATGGGTTGGAAAAATTCTGGCGTTGTCGATGGCAAGGAATGGCTGGCAAGTGATGATGCTTGCGAGGAATGCCAAGCCAATGCAGAGGCCGGGACAATACCGATTGATGGCGATTTCCCGAGCGGTGATGATGGGCCTCCCTGCCATCCCAACGATGAATGCGCAATTCTGGCGGTCCTCAAAGAAGAAGCGGGGGAAGAGTGAGGATACATCCGCAGATAGTGGCGACACTTCATGTCATTGAGCATTTGCGGCGCAGCAAAAAGCGCGAACGGATGATAATTTGTTTTGGTGAATCCGGGATAGAAAAAGCGTGGGTTGAGAATCAGAACCCGTTGTTTCACGTGGAGCCGAAAGAATTACTTGACAAGAAAAAGCAATAGTCTATAATTCGATTAGGGGGCAGCCCTTTTAGGGCGGGGTAACTTGGCAGGTCCAAGCCTCCTCCAATTTGTGGTTTCGGTGTCCTGTCAAAGGGGCGCTCTTACGGTTCGACCGTAAGGACGCCCCTTTTTTCTTTTGCGGTGGCCATGAATCCCCTAAATCTTTTTATCCCGCTGTCAAAGGTTGATGTTGAAAAGCGCGAAGTTTGGGGGCGCATTACGCAGGAGGTTTTGGACAAGTCCGGCGAAATTATGGACTACGCAACGTCAAAGCCAAAGTTTGAAAAGTGGTCGGCTGAATTTGAGAAGGCCACCGATGGGGCGTCTTTAGGTAACGTGCGCGAGATGCACGGTAAGAGCGCGGCGGGCAAGCTAATCAAAATGATTTTTGATGATGCCTCAAAGGCTATTGACGTTGGCTCAAAGATTGTTGATGACCAGGCTTGGAAAAAGGTTTTAGAGCGCGTCTATACGGGCTTCAGCGTGGGCGGGTCTTACGCGAAGCGGTGGCAGGATGGGAGCGCAATGAGATATACCGCCGCTCCCGCCGAGGTTTCCCTGGTTGATAATCCATGTGTTGGCACCGCTCTTTTTTATGACCTGGTCAAAGCGGACGGCACAATGGAAAAGATTGCACTCCGCACCGACACTAGCCCTAGCGAGGGTTCGGATTTCGCGGATGCCAAGAATAAAAAGTATCCGCTGGACACCGCGCAGCACGTCAGAGCGGCGGCGTCTTACTTCGGGATGCCCAAGAACAGGGCCAAGTATTCCAGCGCAGACCAGAAGACCATTGACGGCAAGATCTCAGCCGCTAAGAAGAAGTTTGGAATCGGTCAATCGGCGGAGAAGACTTTGGCGGATGCCATCGGTGCCGCAAAGGAATTGGGCCTCAAGAAGCAAACAGGTATGCTTTTGCGCGTGTATGGCGAGGCAAGTTCAAATGGATTCCGGAAGGGAATGTTCGGAATCGCCCAACTTGCCAGCATCATACAGGACGTGGCTAATCTTACTCAGGCCACGGAATGCGAAGCGGAATTTGAAGGCGATGATTCGGAATTGCCGGGCAAGTTAGCGGACCTTCGAGACGCTCTCGGTGAGGTCTTGGTCGAAATGGCCGAAGAGGAAACAGCAGAACTTAACCCCGAACTTGAAGAGGATAAACCCATGACCACTGCCGAGAAGTTTGCAAAGGCCCTTTCCCTGATTTCCGAGGCGCACGGTGAGCTCGCCTTGACCAAGGCCGTTTCTGGCGCCGAGCATAAGGAGATGGTCCAGACCATCCATGACCATACCGTTGCGCTGGGTGCCGGGCATAACGGCCAGCATGACGAAGAGTTGAAGCAGGATGGCTACAAGAAGGATGAAGACAAGTCGCAGAAGGGCGAGAAGGGCGACAAGCCTAAGGAAAGCAAGGACGAGGATAAGACCGAGAAGATGGCCAAGTCTTTGGCGGACGCTATGGCCCGCATCGAAACTCTGGAGAAGCAACCTGCCGCTGCCCAGGCCGCGAGGACGATTGCTGTCGACAAGAGCTCTGATGCCGCCGAACTCCGCAAGGCGAAGGAAGAGCAGGATAGAAAATCCCCCCTGGAACTCATCAAAGAGGCCTCTGCTAATGGCAAGGCTGTTACGCGCGATGAACTGATGAAGCTGGGCCGCTAAACCCTTACAGGTATGCACGGCCTTCACATAAGGAGAAAATCAAATGTCCTCAATCACTCAGCAGACCCTTGATTCGCTCAAGGACCAGCTCAACAGCAAGAACTTCGACCCCGCCGCTCTGGCCAAGGCCATTACGCAGTCGACCGGCCTTGTCGCTATCGACCTGGAGGCTCCCAGCAAGAAGCTCTTTCCCGCTTTGTCTCCGCTTCGCAATGAGCTTCCCCGCTTTGTCGATGGCAAGGGCGGCACGGCGGTTCAATGGCGCGGCGTCCTGGCGCAGAATGCTAGCGCGGGCAGCGCCCCCGGTAATTATCAGGTGAGCGTGGTTGAGGGCCAGCGCAACGCGGCTTATAATTTGTCAACTGCTAATTACCTGGGCTCTTACAAGAGCATCGGTATTGAGCAGAGCGTTACCTTCGAGGCCGAGTTTGCAGGCCAGACTTTCGAGGACATGAAGGGTCTGGCCGTGTTGACCAACCTTCGGAGCCTGATGGTTAAGGAGGAATTGCTTCTGGTCGGCGGTAACAACAGCATGAACCTGGGGCAGACTCCTACCCTTACCTCTTTCAGCACGGCGACTACTGGCGGCACTATCACTACCGGTGCAACTCTGTATGTTGCCTGCGTGTATTTGAGCTATGAAGGTCTTCAGGCTTCCAGCATTTCGGGCGGCGTGGTTACTCGCACTCAGGCGACTGGTGCGGATGGCCTGACCTTCTACACCGGTTACGGCGCGGCCTTGATTTCGGCCACGGCGAACAGCACGGTTGGCTCTTCGACCAACACCAACACCTTGACGGCTACCGTCCCCACTAAGGCGGGTGTTGCGGGTTACGCGTGGTTTTGGGGCGCGACTTATGCGGGCGCTACTCTTGGCGCCATCACCACCATCAATAGCTATACCATCAAGACCATGACCGGGACGGGCACTCAGACCGAGGCCCTTTATGCCGCCGCTAATAGCAGCGACTATTCGGCCAACCCCAACAGCTTTGATGGTCTGATTACTCTTTGCCAGGGCTTGGGCCAGCAGGTCGGCAATACCGTGAGCCAGGGTTATAATCTGGCGGTCCCTGCGGGCTATCAGCTTACTTCCGATGGTGCGGCTGGCATTGTCGAGATTGATGCCATGCTCAAAGACCGCTGGGATAATTATCGCCTCGGCTTTGACACTCTGTGGGTCAACAGCCAGGAGGCTACTAGCATTACCAAGCTGGTGGTGCAAAATGGCGGTGCGCCTCTTGTGCGATTCGTCAGCGATGGCAAGGGTGCGGACCGTAGCAACATCGGCGGCGCAACTTTTGTTAATAGCTACTGGAATAAGTATACTGGCCAGGAGATGCGCGTTATCGTGCATCCCTTCATCCCGGCTGGTACTATCCTGGCTACCGCCAAAGAATTGCCCTACCCCGTGAACGGCGTCAATCAGGTCAATCAGGTTCGACTGCGCCGCGATTACTACGAGATTGATTGGCCGATCGTGAGTCGTCAATATCCGTATGGCCTGTATTCGGATGAGTTCGTGCAGAACTATTTCCAGGCCGCGATTGGCACCATCAGCAATTTGACCGCGAACTAAGCAGAGATGCACAAACAAGGCCCCCGGTCTAGGATTCCCCTAGGCCGGGGAAACCAGCCAAAAAAGAGGAAATCATGGGTAAATACATTTACAAGTTTGCAAATCCCGGAGAGGCAAAGAAGAAGAACATTTCTGCTATCAGCCATGGCGGGGAGTCCGTCAAGGTCGATTGGTCGAAGGGAGAGCCGCGTTTTGAGTTTGCAGGCGATCCTATTGTTGAGCCCGGCGCACATGGCCTGCGTCTCATTCATGCGGATGAGTAACAAGTGGCGGCGGGCGATTTAATCAGTCTCGCGGATTTAAAAACTTGGCTCAACATTTCCGGGACCGGGGATGATGCCTTGCTTTCGCGTTTGATTACTTCGGCCTCTTCCAGGATTGCATCTTACCTTCAGCGCAACATCGGGACACTTTCAGCATCGATTACGGAAGTCAGGAATGGTTCAGGGACTTCTGCGATGATGCCCAAAATGTGGCCAGTTACCGCCGTTACGTCTCTAACTGTCGGCGGTGTTGTTGTCCCGCAAGCGCAGAATGGTGGAGGCGGTTGGTTCGCTCAAGTGTGGGATGGCGTGTCGTTCCCGATACCAGAGCCTTACATTTCCTTGACTAGCGGATGGTCGCCAATTGGGGGAGCGTATGGATACGGGCGCTGGAATGGCATCTTTCCTGTTGGCGCTGGGAATGTAGCCGCAGTTTACACCGCTGGCTTTACCGCAGTTCCGGCTGACTTGTATCAGGCTTGCATTGAGATGATTGACCAGACCTATAAACGCCGTGGGACTAGGCTGGATACAAAGTCGGTCAATCAGGCGGGGCAGTCGACAAGCTACGAAATGAATATGCTGCCCAGCGTGAAGGAAATGCTTCAGCCTTACAGGCGTGTCGCTCCGATAATCCTATGACGATTGAAACGGAAATCACCGGCAAAGAAAATTTGTGGGACCAAATCAATGCCGAAGTGGCAGAAAAGAAAGTAAGTGAGAGCATCCTTCGGGCTGCAATCCGACTTTCAAACATCGTCAAGAAAGATAAGTTATCGGGCCAAGTCCTTGACAAAAAGACGGGAACCTTGCGGCGGTCAATCAATGCAAGGGTGGAAGGACTTCAGGGTTGGGTGGGCTCGTTTGCCGGATACTTCACGCCCGGCCCTCACCCCGAACCAGCGTCGGGTTATGCAAGGCTCCACGAGTTTGGGGCTACGGTTAATGTGCCCGAACACACCAGGCGCTGCACAATGGTTTTTGGGCGCGAACTCGCTTCGCCGATTGAAGTTCTTGTTAAAGCGCATTCGGCGACATACCCAGAAAGGTCTTTCCTGCGCTCTGCTTTGAGAGAGCAAAAGCCAATGATTAGCAAAGAGCTAATGCTTGGTTTAAAGCGGGCCATGAAGATTGGAGCCCTATGAATCGGGAAGCCATATACGCGGCGCTTTTTAATTTGGCTAAGACGGCAACGGGAATAAATTATACCAGCCGGTTCTTGCAGCCCATTGATTCGGTCGCCACGGCTAATCTCCCGGCTTTGTTTCAGCATCAAGTTTCGGATGACCCCAAGAATGACAAGGGCATCCCAGCAGTTTTAACTTTGAAGGCCGAACTCTATATCTACGTTGTTAACGGTGGGGATGGCTTAGATAATTCTTCTAGCGCTCCCGCGATTCAACTCAACAATTACCTGGACAATATAGACGCGGCTTTGCTTCCCGACCCCGTAACGCAGGTACAGACTTTAGGCGGCTTGGTTTCCCATTGCTGGCGGACTTCAACAAATTATTTCGAAGACCCGCTAACAGGTAAAGCGGCGCTGGCAATCGGAATAGAAATGCTGACGGAAGGCGATAGCTCCACCGCCTTTGGTTTCGATTCCGGCACCGTCTACGTTTTGGATTCAAGCGGTACGCCGCAGATACTTGGGAGTCTTCAAGAGATTTCAATTTTGCAAAAGTTTGACACGAACAAACAAAGAGGAAATTTCCAATACGATTTCAAAGCGAATCGAGTTGCCACCAAGATTTCGGCCAAGGCAAAGTTTGCGCAGATTAAAGGCTCGGTTCTAGCTCAAATTGTAAATGGGCAGACAATATCCGCTGGAAGTCAAAGGGTGCAGTCCCTTGAGGCGCACACGATTCCGGGCACGCCCTATCAGATTGCCGTTACCCCTCCCTCTGGCTTTTACAGCCTCGATATGGGGGTTATTTATGATGGCGGGGGGAGTAGCCAAGCATTAATTCAGGTGCCTTCAAATCCCGCCCAGGGCCAATATAGCGTATCCGGCGCAGTCTATACCTTTGCAGCTGCGGATGCCGGGATAGCAATTTGCATTTCTTACTTGTATGCAGCTACTACTGGTAAGAGCATGACAATTTCAAAT